GCCGATTGCCACCCAGTCCACACTGCCGCCGGGAAGCTGTGTCACGACCAGAGCCGCGCCGGTCTGACACATGGTCTTCACGGCTCGGATGCCGGCTGCTTTCCACCATTCTGCACTCATCAGATACTTCATAGTTCTTGTCCTCCAAGTTCTCATATCAAAAAACGATCATGTCACGCTCATCGTAGACGCTTCCCTGCTGCTGTCCTTCGTTTCGGATGCAGCGGTCCAGTGCCATGATCGCAGCGACGATACCATCAATCTTCTCCGGCGACTTTGCCTTGGTCGGCTTGATGTTGCCCGCCGGGTCGGTATCCACGACCACATTGCCAGCCATCCATGCCATGACCGGGTTGCCGCCGTGAACGATGTTGCCTTCCATCAGGAGCTTGTAGAACTCCTTGGTGGGAGGGCTCATATCTTTGAAGCCCTGACCGAAAGGAACGACCGTGAATCCCATTCCCTCAAGGTTCTGGGTCATCTGCACCGCTCCCCACCGGTCAAAAGCAATCTCCAGAATGTGATAGGTCTTGCCCAGCTCCTCGATGACTTTCTCGATAAAACCGTAGTGGATAACATTACCCTCGGTCGCCATCAGGTAGCCCTGCTGATACCAGACATCATACGGAACGGATGCCCTGCGCACACGCTGGGGAATCGTATCCTCCGGAATCCAGAAGAACGGAAGCATGATGTATTTCTCCTCCGGGGTTCTGGGTGGGAACATCAGTACAAAAGCCGTGATATCTCCGGTGCTGGACAAGTCCAGACCACCATAACACTCACGGCCTTTGAGGGCTTCCATATCAATTGACTGGTTGCCAAGGTCATAAATGTGTTCCGGGATAAACCGGGTCAGCGAGGACACCCACATATTCAAACGAAGCTGTTTGAACACATTCTCCTCTGCCGGGTTATCCAGGGCTTCCTGATACGCATCCCGGACACGCTGGATCTGAATGGTCTGCCCCAATGAGGGATTTGCCTTATACCAGTTGGCTTCATCATGCCAGTCATCCTCATCGGTCAGACCGTAGACCACCGGGTAAAAGGTGTGGTCGATCTTGCGCCCTGCCAGCAGGTCAAGTGCCTTCATGTGCAATTCATAGCAGATGCTCTCCTTGTCCGTTCCGGCCGTGGTGATCAGGAAGAACAACGGCTGTTCACGGGCATCACCAGAACCTTTGGTAAGGACATCGTAGAGCTTTCGGTTTGGCTGAGCGTGTACCTCATCCAGCACCAACCCCGACACATTCAGACCGTGCTTCGTGCCAACTTCGGCAGACAGGACTTGGTAGAATCCTGCATTTCCGTAGTTCACGATACGCTTGGTCGCCGCCATGATCTTGCACCGCTTCAGCAGTGCCGGGGTCATCTGTACCATCTGGTGGGCAACATCAAAAACGATGGACGCCTGCTGGCGGTCTGCCGCAGCACCATACACTTCGGCAGAGGGTTCGTTATCCGCAAACAGTAGATACAGTGCCACCGCAGCAGCAAGCTCCGACTTGCCGTTCTTCTTGCCAATTTCGACATAAGCCGTGCGGAACTGACGGTTTCCACGCTCATCCACAATGCCAAATACATCCCGGATGATCTGCTCCTGCCAGGGCAGAAGCCAGAACCGCTTGCCCGCCCACCTGCCTTTGGTATGGCGCAGGTTTTCGATGAAAGTTACCGCCCGGTCTGCTTTGGCTTCATCGTAATGACAGGTCGGGAGCATGAAGCGGCTGGGCTTGTAGTCTTTCAGTTTCGGATAGTTTTTAGGTCTGCTCTCTGCCATCAGCTGCCACCTCCTCCCAGCAGATTCTCCATCTCATCGCTTGCATCCGCCGGGCCGCTGTCCGAAGCGATGATCCTGCTTCGAGAGGATGGGGTCAGACCGAACTGCTCTGCAAACTTGTTCATGATTTTCAGATAGGTCTGGGCGATAGACACCTGCGGAATCGTCTGCCAGTACCCGGACGGAGTCTTTACGATAGTGCCGTGTTGAGTGATGAACTCTTCCGCCTCCTTCCACCGAGCATAGGCCTGACAGTAACCCGCAAAGGCGGCCATATCGACTTCGGTCAGGATGCCGATGGCTTCCATTTGCTTGGCGAGTCTGCGCCACTCTTTTTTTGCTTCAGGCTCCAACCACTTCGGACAGGCCGGTGCTTTCTTGTTGGGCTTCGGTTCGCTGGTGTTCAGCGGATGCTTGCCCGGATTGCCTTCCAGCTCTTTCATGGCGGTCGGCTTTGGTTTTCTGCCTCTTGTAGCCATTGGCTTTCCCTCCTCTCCTCAAAAATGGACAAAAGAAAAAGGACCCCCAAAGAAGTCCTTGCAATCTATATAAAACACATCGGATACGAGGCACAGCCCCTTCCGGGGCGTGTGTCCTTTCGTTGTTAGGCGTTGGGGTTGACTGCTTTCCAAGTCTCGTACTCATCGACCAGCTCTGCTTCCTCGATGATCTGCCAGACTGCGCAGAATCTGGTTCTCTGCTGTTCGATTTCCTCCGCCGACCAGTGTTCCGGCTGGCGGCTCATGTCGTGGTAGGCATCCATCTCTGCCTTTGTCCGGAGGAAAAGAATGTGCTTCAGCTTCAGCGTTTCCGCGTTGTTCCGCAGGGTGTACCGCTTCTCCTCTGCCGCCCGGCAAAGTTTATCGAGGTCATCGCAGTTGATGGTCATGTCCTGCTTGAAGACGATCTCGATGCCCACCAGCTTCTTCTCGGTATCGGCTTCCTGAATGTTCTTGAGGTAGGTTTTTGCTTTGTTCGTCATGGTTTTGTCCTCCGATGTGTTTTTTCTTTGGGGCTGTTCCCCTTGCTGTGACTGTATATTACCGTCTATCCGGCACACATTCAAGCGGCTATGCTGCACGATCATCTGTGCCGGTATTTGTCAGATTTATGTGTATTTCCGACACGAAGGATTTTCACCACAACGAGCAAAAGCTCCCGTAGGAGCTTTGCCCAATCCTCAGTGTGCGTTCTGAATGCACCATTCGATTGCGTGTCCGGCATCCGTGAAGATCTCATCTGAAATCTTCAGAAGTTCCAGGCGGCACTCAATCGGTGAGAAGCCTTCCTTGCCATCTTCTATGAATTCATAAACTGCAGCCTCAACGCCGCCTTTCCAGTTCGTCTTAGCAACCAGAACTCGGTCGCCATACTGCATGATGTTGTCGTAGCAGGGGCTGAGTCGGTCGTAGTAACTTTCGATGCTGATGCTGTTCTCCGGGAAATCGATCAAATGCTTTTTCATGGTGAAATCCTCCATAGTTTCGTTGTTGCGTAGGGCATCTTCCCTTTCGGTGACTGTATATTACCGTCCTGTGTGGAGGAATGCAAGCGGCTAAACCAGACGATCATCTGCCAGAAATACCGGGCAGAATGTACATTACTTTTCCTCCTCCGTATCCTACTCCATGAGGTTCACGATGGTATCATAGAAAAACTGTGGGTCGTATGCCAGCGGCTCCTGACCTGCATCCTTGTCCATCTTGATCTGATCTGCCACCATCTTCTCTGCTTCTTCCAGCGTAAAAGCATCCTTGTCACCATCATCCATGTAGCTGTAGATTTCCACGATGATATCCATCATTCGTTCTTCCATGTGCTTTTCCTCCCCGGCGCATCTACGCCGCCACATTTGCCCCAGTCTGGGGCTTTTTCGGTTCATTCGGATCGTTCTGCCTCCCGTGGCACAAGCCCCTGTGGGGGGCTGTGTCGGGCTGTCTGGGTTTAGCGGTTTGCGGCAGCAAAAAAGGGCCGCCGTTTCCGGCAAGCCCCGTGTGTTTTCCATGTTTAGTAGTCTTCTTCGTTGCATTCCTCTTCTTCCATCCAGCTGTCGTCCTGGTCCTCTTCCTCATCCTTGAAGCTCCACATATCCTCAGTCGGCTGGTTTCGGAGGTCTGGGTTTTGCTCGATGCAATCGGCAACTGCTCCCTCAAGGGTGTCCAGTACCTTTTCGTAGGCATCCTCGCTGAAAATCTCCCAAAGGGCAACCGTCAGGTCGGAAATCTCGTGATTACCTTTGGCAATCAGGAATCGGGCAGGAGCGTTGCAGGTTTCCTTTCCGTAGGCTTGGTTGATCATGTCACCATCGTTGAAGAACCGGTACCCGATTCGTGCGGTAGCTCTGACCAGCTCCCCGGCGAGGCTGTCTGCCTTGCCCATGTCCGGCACCAGTTCCTCGAAAAGTTTATTGATTCGCTCTGCGTTCTTTGTCATCATCGTGTCCTCCCATGTGTTTTTGTTGATTTTCCTTGGGGCGTTTTCCCTTCGGTGACTGTATATTACCGCCACTTCAGAACGCATTCAAGCGGCTAAACTACACGATCATTCAGCCTTGCATTTGTCATATTTATGTGCTTTTTATGTTAGTTCCGAAAGACAGACACGAGCAAAAGGCCGGTCGATTCCAGCCCCTTGCGCCTGTCGGTCTTGCCTTTTATCGGATGATTTCGAGGTAGCTGATGTTGCCCCAGCAGTCCGTCCCCTTGAAGCGGATGCGCTTCTCGTTTTCCCTGTCGAGAGTGAATTTTCGCAGGAGCTTCATCTTCTGGATGCGGTTCAGCAGGTCCTTGCCGTTCTCAGCATCCTCAACAGCATCCCTGATCTCCACCACCGAACTGTCAGTTCTGTACCAGAGGTTACTGAGTGCCTCCGGGATGCCGTTGTCCAGATAAAGCCTGATTTTCGTGTAGGTCATTTTTGTTCTCCTTCAAAAGTTCAATGTTTCCAGAATCTCATCTACACCGGTTTCCCAGTCGTGTCGGGTAAGTTGGATTTGACTGTACATCTCTGCGCTATCCGGCTCATCGAAAAGCCGGAAGCATTCTCTTGCCAGCTCCTCGCTGGTGTGCTGCTGGACTTCATCTGGCTGTCCATCCAGCCGTGCAAAGGTGATTTCGTAAGTGTAGCGTTCCATGTTTTTTGCCCCTTTCGTTTTGGTATCTGTATGTTACCGTCTTATGGGCACATTAGCAAGGCCATAAATCATCATATTATCAACAATTTTAGTCTATCATGTTTGGTACATATATATCTCTGGATTCGCTTGCTATATATGTGTTTTTGCGGCATTATACACACAACGAAAGCAACACGAAGCCGGAGGATACGAGCCATGAAAAAGACCATTACCGAAGTTGAAAGCATTATCGAAGAGCGCATCGCTGAACTTGAAGAAGAATACGAACTGGACATTTACGACCGCAACGACATCCGGGAGGAGGAATACAGAAAGGCTGGCTGGAAGCACGACCCCTTCCCGGAAGAACCGGAGGAAGAAGATGCCGCGGAAGAGGAATGGCACTACAAGAGCATGGAGCAGCAACTTTGGGATGTCGGCATGAACATGCGAGATTTCTACTAAGGTACTTTCCAAGGGACTCTCCCCAGCCAATGCTGGGGCTGTTCCTCGTATCTTCCGCTTTCGCTTTATCCGTTTATACAAGATCGCAGCCGGATATTTGTGCACATTATGTCGGCGGTTCTGCTTGCTATTGTTGCTTTCTAGAGTTATCATACGGTAAACTGGAAAAGGGATCTCGTTATTTCGGAGCTTCCCATTCCAACCAAGACCAAACCCTCCCGAATTTCCGAGAGGGCCGTTTTTTATTCAGGTCTGGTTCCGTCATCCATCTTGATGATGCTCATCTGCCCACACATGCTGATGAATGCTTCCGGCATCCAGAAGCGTTCCGTGTATTTGCGGATGAGGTCTTCGGGCAGCTCTGCGAAGTCTTCCTCGCTCAATCCACAGATGAAGAAGTTTCCCTTGATGGGCTGTTCCAGTTCCGGGATGTACCTGCTGAATGGCTTCTCGGTGAACAGCCCGTTGTCGTCCGTTACCAATGCCGCCGCATCAGCTTCCCATGGGTAGGCCGCCGTGATGCAGTCACATTCGAGGATGCGGTAGTATTCTTCAAGGGTATCCTCGATATCAACCACCTGCGGATGTTCCATCGCCTTGATCAGAAGCACTTTCATGCGAGCCATCCCCCTTCAAGCATTTGCTCGGCGGCATCCTTGCCTACGCTCTCTTTCAGCGCACCTTCAAGGATGTGCATCGGGAATTTGAACGTCTTGTAGCCATCATATAGAACTTTGTAGTAATTCAGACTCGGTGCACGCCGACCGAAGTCGTTCTCCATGATGTAGACCATCGCAGTCACCATCTTCGCTTCCGCACCCTCATGGAGCAGTTCGATGTTCAGTCTTTCCTTACGGTAGTAGATTGGGAAGCCCTCGTAACGGTCAAGGCTCTTCTCATCCTGCTCCGAAATTTCCCACACCAGAACCGACGTGTTCTTCTTCGGATTCGGTGCTATGGTGGCGCACCCTCGGAACAAAAGTTCCCAGCCGACCAGTACAGCCTGTCCTGCGATGGTGGCACCCGGACACCGGTGTGCCATCTGCTCCACAGACAGGTTGCTGCCGTAGGCAATGTAGTATTTCTTGTTCTTCATATTCATTCGCTCCCTTCAAGCTCTGTTTTCCACCTGTGATCGTGTACCTCTACATCTGCGGCAGTTCACACGCCATAACCTCGACTCCCTGGAAATCTTCGGTTCCCAGTTCAATCTGGCTATCCCGCCACCAATCCTCTGCCACACGCTCAGCTTCCTCAGCGGTCGGCTCTTTCATCTCGGATTCATAAACCGTGATTGTTCTCTGGTAGGTTTCGGTGATGGTCACCTTGAACGCTCTGCCATTCGGCTGATTCTTTGCTTTGCTGATATTGTTCATAGCTCTCGCTCCCTTCTCACACCTAAAGGGCGGTTGTCCGCCCATAAGGTTTGCACAAGGCTTACCGCCATGCGCTGTTTCCTTCCATGTTGTTCAGGTAATAATCTCTGGCAGTCTTGAATTCGTCACCGATGAAGCCAAGCCTCAGCATCCAACACCGCATCGCATACTTTTCATTTTCAGTCTGCTGTGGTTTGGGGCTTGCAGTTCTGACCATCTTGGCAAGCTGGTTGATGGCAAGGCAAAGCTGGACAAATGCCTTAACCTGTCCTGCATGCATTCCGTTCTGCTTGCCATCGTGAGGGCAGTCGAATTGAAAAAGCCGAAATTCGATGGTGTGGTGTCCATGGAAGAAGCTGTGCAGATTGCAAACTCGATAACGTGATGAATTGTAGTGGGTATAACGGTTTCCGTCCGCATTCTGTGTCTGATACCAGAGGTCTTCAAGTTCTTCCATTGTTCTTGGTTTCTTACGGTTGACCGCTTCCAGAAATCTGGGGTCAACCGTTCGGCAGTATCGGTTCATCCGATTGCGGTCGATTCGGATGGCTTTTGCCAGCTGGCTTTCGTGGGCCGCCATAATATTCACAAGGTTTCGGATGGTCTGTGGTGTGTGGCCCTCTCCGCTGATATGCACATGAACGCCAGCCATTCTGGTATAATCACTTTTCATCCCGGCTTTCCGCAGTGCTCTAACCGCTCCCTGCAAAAGTTCTATGTCCTCGTAATGAAGAATGGGACTGACCATTTCGCATTTCTGGCTTTCCGGACCGGTAATGCTGACATCTTTCTGGAATTTCCACTCTCTGCCCTGTGCATCCCATGCACTCCATGCATCATAGCCGTTGCGCCGTGCGGTGTATTCGTATCGGTCGGTTTCAAAATACTGTGCCACCGCTCTTGCAGCTTTTTCTCTCGTGATGTTGTTGCCCTCGATTTCAATACCGAATGTGGGCTTCTTCATGGCTTCAATCTGCGCTCTCGTTTTATCGTTCATGCTAAGCTCTCCTTTGGCTTTCTTCCCTTGCGGTGTGTGTATATTACCGTCAGGCAAGGACTAATTCAAGGCCATGAAAGAACATATATTCGACAAATATAACGAGGAAAGATCGTGTACATTTCTGCGTTTTATCGGCTTGATAATGTACATTTAGAGAGGTAACATCGGTACAATGGAAGAGAGTCTCGGATATTTTCCTGCCCCATTGGGGTTTAGGAACTTACGCTCCCACCTCCAGCATCTGCGCCGTGTCTGCCCCACAGTCGGGCTGTGTCGGCTCGGTTTCTTCCGGCTCGACCGTCTCTCCAGCGGAGGAACTGCCCTCCTGTGCCGCCTGTTTTACGGCCTTCAGAGCATTACGTTTTGCCTTTTCCCTTGCAAGGAACTTCTGTGCCTCCTCATCCGTGCGGAAAGCCGCGTGGCCGGAAAGGTTCTCCATGAGAATCTTGCGAGTCTCTTTGAAGTCCGGGCCGTTCATCCCCAGCCGCAGAAGCCAGGTACGGAGTGCGTACTTCTCGTTCTCATCGTTGACTTCCTTTGCCTGTATACGCTTCTGACTGATTGCCTGCTGGTTCATCAGCATTGCCAGCTGAGTGAAAGCCGTCAGGTGCTCATGATCCGGCGCAGTCGGGAAACCAGTGAAAGTTACCTTCTCGTTAGTGATTTTCAACCCTTTCAGTGCCGCACCATGCTCTGCCTCATAGTCGCTAACTGTGTCGATGAAGTTCATGACAGCAAAGGTGCAGGTGTCATCCTTCAGCTTGTCGACCAGTCCCTCTTCCACATGAAAGTGTCCACCCGTTGCCTTGCCGATGAGCTTACCCCGGCTGTAAAGGAGATTGACCAGATTACGCAGGGTCACACCATTGTGCTGGCTGACCGGAAAGGAAAGCTCCAAATCCAGAAGAACTTCATCAGGTTGGTCTTCTGCTTCCTGCGGCTCTTCGTTCTCCGGCACGTCTGTGTCCGTTTCATCCTCTGCCCTGCTCTCTTCTGCAAAATCATCCGATTCAGGTACTTGCTCGGATTCGACTTCTTCAATATCCTCAGCCACGGGCTCCTCTGTCGAATCTTCGGTCGGTTCTGTGTTCTCCGGCTGGACATCTGCATTTTTGATGCTCTCACCACTTCGGATCAGACCTTCGTTCAGCAGGGTCGTCAGCAACTCGGCATCTGCATTTTCCGGTTCAACCAGCAGATTGCCGTCCCGGTCGATGGTGTAGTCGCCGATATCGTAGGCATACAGAGGTGCTTTGGTGTAGTAGCGGTGAATACCCGTCAGCTCCTCCATCCGTCTTGCGAGGGTCTTGCGCTCGGCTACATTCAATTCGAATTTCAACATTATCCATCTCTCCTATTCAATCAGTCTTTTGTGCATTCCGATGTTCTTTTCGGTAGCACATATATCCCTCTAAACCGAGCAAATAGCAAGGCCATTTTACGATAATCTTCATGTTCGACCATTTTCACAAGGGATGGCAAAGCCTGTTGTGTAAATAGTCCTGATATGTAAGCCCACCATATCACCGGGTAGCTGTCCTACCTGGTAATATAGTGGGCCAGTTTATTCTCCCAGACCTGCGCACCATGCAATACCGGCCAGAACAAAGAAAGCGTTGGCTAAACATATGCCATTACCCCAGATACGGTATTCTGCCGAATCCGTATACGGATCGGACAGCCATTTTCGGATCTGCTTTTCCGTCTTCGGCTTCTTGGCATGGGTCACGACCTTGCGATGCGTTTCAAACACATCTGCCCAGAACGCCAGCTCTTCTTCGGCCGGATTCTCCGTTCCAAGGTCTCTGCACCACCAGTCCGGAAAGCCCTGCAGTCTGGCACATTCAGTCGGCGTCAAACGGCGGACGGTGTAAGCCATCGGTGTGGGCTGTGCTTCCGGGTTGTCAATGACCAGCCGATCATTGAAAGCATCCTGCCCATTGAAGCCACTGGGATGCGCCCCAGTAGCCACCGTACCAGCTACCCCTTCGTTCAGATGCGGAACTGGTGCGATGGTGGTCGGGTCTTTATAGTCCCTTGCCATCAGAGTCGGTGCGACTTCTTTTTCCACCTGCATATAGGAGCCGGTAGTCATGGCATACACTTCCTTCGGTGCACAGACTGCATGGCGATCTGTCGCATCCAGGGTAAAGCAGACATCCTCATTTACTCCGTCCCCCTGCGGACCGTTCTCGTCCTTGCGACCGATCATGTTGCCCTGCAGGACGAAGGTCTGCATCTGGTCGCTCCGGGTCGCCATGAGTGCTCCCGACTTGCCATGCAAGTTGATCAGCTCATTACGCTGGTTCACATGAAATGCGGTCACATCTTCCGGCTCCACCACGCAGATGCCGCCCTGATTGCAGGTCGGGTCACCGCCACTGCGGTCCAATGTCCGAGAAGTGCTTGCCTCATAGAAACCGCTGTGCGGATTGTCGGACATCATAGAATGGCTGGCTTTCGAGCAGACACCATAGCATTTGGGAACGAACAAGGTCTGGTCGTTGTTGCAGCCAAGAGTGGCAGACTTTTCTTCCTGCCAGATGGCTCCCTTGCCGCCGCCTTCGCACCCGGAACGGATCTTCAGTGTGACTGCCGGGGAGTTTTCAACATCTTTCACCGAACTTTCCACCGAATTTTCAACAGCATCCATGACTATCGGAACATTTCCACCGCCTGTACCGCACCGACTTGTCAGTGTCTGTACCTTGCCATCCTCGGAAATCTTCACCCGGCTGTCGGCAGGATGATTTTCCAATGCAATGGCGGCAGGCACAACTCCAGCCCGGAGGGTCGGTGACCGTTCTTCCTCGTATCCGATGCTTCTGGCATTGGCGGAATGCTCGGTACAGAAACCGGCCGCTTCCAGAACACACGGCTGATGCCCATGCTCCTCTGCCCGGAGGGTTCCGGTCACATCTTCGGAAACATCCATCTGTGTGCCGCCCTGATCATTCAGACAAATTCGTCCGGCTGTTCCTCCATCGCAGCCTGCCTCTCCAGTGCAGCCTTCAGCACCGGCGGCAGCTCTTTGCCACGCACGGAAGCCCTCCGCAGAATACCGAGACAGGCCTTCGGACTCAAATAATACCTTTGGGGCACTCTGGTCTGCAAAATCTGCGACAAGGTAGATACGTTTTCTTCTTTGGGGAACGCCCCACCATTGTGCATCAAGAACTCGATACGCAACGCTCCATCCGTCTCCCACATAGTAGTCGGCGTCAGGCCATCCTTTTTTCTCAGGCGCAGGCACCGCGGCGGCCGGTTCTTTAACACCGATGACGGCTTCGAGGACTGCTTTGAAGTCCTGTCCTTTGTTTGAGGAGAAGGCCCCCGGCACATTCTCCCAAACGATAAATCTTGGTTTTTCTCCATTGGTCTTACACCTCATTTCCTTCACGATTCGGATTGCTTCATAAAACAGGCTGGACCGTGAACCATCCAGACCGTCTCGCTTACCCGCAATAGACATATCCTGACAGGGACTGCCAAAGGTGATGATGTCCACGGGCGGCAGATCTGCGCCGCTGATAGCGGACACATCCCCGAAGTGCTTCACCCACGGTAGCCGCTTGGTCGTGACCCGGATGGCAAACGGTTCGATCTCACTGCTCCACACCGGAGTGATCTGCCCGGTCAGAAGACCGCTCAAAGGGAAACCCCCGGAGCCATCGAAGAGGCTGCCGAGGGTCAAAGTCTTATTCTGTTCTGTGCTCATCCGGCGACCTCCTCTCCGAGCATCTGCTCACTGGCTTTCTGGTAAAAATCTCTGGACACTTCAAATCCGTAGCTGTTGCGTCCCAGTTCCCGTGCAGCACGAAGGGTCGAACCACTGCCGGCACACGGATCAATGACCACATCACCAGGGTCGGTGAAGGTTTCAATCAGGCGTTTCAGCACAGAGATTGGTTTCTGAGAGGGATGGATCTTCGGATATTCCTTACCATCCCGTTTCCAGCCAAACCAGTTGAAGATCATGTGGGGCTTACCATCCTCACTGCGATTGCGGAACTTCGGGAGCTTGCCCCGGTACAGCACCAGCGCATACTCCGTTGCGCCCACGATTTTCATGTTGGCTTTGAGCACCTGCGGACTGTAGTTCTTGCAGAACACCAGAGGGATATAATTCTTGAAGCCGTATTTTTCTGCTTCGGTGATCACCTTCGGGATCTGCTGGAACGCACAGAACACGATCATGCACGGTGCATCCTTTTCTCCCGTGCCGGGTTCCTTCTTCAGCAGGCGGTTGCAGAAGTGGAAATACTCTGCAATGTTGAAAGTGAAGTCGGTATTGAATGCCGCCTTCCTCGCTTTGCTGCTCTCCCCATTTTTGTTGTTGCCATCCACATACCAGTCCGGCCGGCTGGCGTAAAAGTCCGTTCCGATGTTATACGGAATGTCTGCTATCACCAGCTGAGCCTTGGGGATGTTGTAGGATTTGAAGTTCTGGAAGTTGTCGTGGATGAGGACACACTTGACATCAGGCATCTTCATCCTCGCTTTCCGGCTCAAAAGTCGCCACTTCCTCGAACTTCAGCTTCTGACCATCCCGGATGACATACACATCATCATAGCGACCCTCGCTGTGTTCGATGTACCGCTTCACGATAACATCAACGAACTTTGGGTCCAGCTCAATGCCCCGGCACACACGGTCGGTCTCCTCGCAGGCGATCAAGGTCGAGCCACTGCCGAGGAACGGATCGAGGACGATGCCGTTGGTCATGGTGGAGTTCCGAATGGGATAGCTCATCAGGCCAATGGGCTTCATGGTCGGATGGTCCTTGTTAGACTTCGGCCGGTCGTACTCCCAAATGGTCGTCTGCTTCCGGTCGGAATACCACTGGTGTTTGCCCTTCTGCTTCCAACCATACAAACACGGCTCGTGCTGCCACTGGTAAGGACTGCGGCCCAGCACCAGAGCATTCTTCTTCCAGATACAGCACCCGGACAGGTAGAACCCGGCATCCTTGAATGCCTTTCGGAAGTTCAACCCTTCTGTGTCTGCATGGAAGATGTAGATAGAACCGTCATCGGCCAGATGCCCGTGCATCTGCTGGAACGCTGCCAGCAGGAACTGGTAGAATTCCGAATCACCCATGTTGTCATTCAGGATTTTCCCAGCGGTTTCTTCCACATCCACATTGTAGGGGGGATCGGAAAGAACCAGATTTGCCTTGGTGCCATCCATCAGGGTGTCATAGCATTCTGCTTTGGTGGAATCACCGCACAGGACGATGTGCTTTCCCAGATGCCAGAGGTCGCCCTCTTTGGAAAAGCACGGCTGTTTCAATTCAGATTCCACATCGAAGTCATCTTCCTTGACTTCTTTGCTGTGTACCTTGTTGAACAGAGTCTCAATCTCAGGTGGTTCAAAACCCGTTTTTCCGAGATCGAAGTTGGAATCCTCGATGTCTTTGAGCAAGTCAGCCAGCAGGGAATCATCCCACGCACCTGTGATCTTGTTGAGTGCAATGTTCAGGGCTTTCTCCCTGGTTTTGTCGATGTCCACCACCGCACAAGGCACTTCGGTGTAGCCCAGTTCCATCGCTACGGTCAGTCTCTGGTGGCCACCGATGATCGTCATGTCGGCATTGACCACCAGAGGATCAGCGAATCCGAACTCCGTGATGGAGTTCTTGATCTTCTCGTACTCTTTGTCCCCCGGCTTCAGCTTTTTTCGGGGATTGTATGCGGCCGGCTTGAGTACGGACACTGGCAGCATCTTCAGTTCAGCGGTTGCTTTCATGTAAGCTCCTCCTCATTCAGATTTACACGCGCATGACCCCGGAGAACGGCACGAAAAAAGAGCCGAACAAAAAGCCCGACTCCATCTCATCGCCATCTTCCTGCGGCTGTTCGGTCATCTCGCACCATTCCAGGTTCTCCCCGTTCACGGATGCCAGCACCTTATCTTCCGCATCGTCAATCGCATGTACACAGATACCTCCGGTGTTGAACATTGGGAACACACCGATAATTTTCTCACTCATTCCTGTTCGCCTCCTTCTTCCTGCCCCGGTTTGCGCAACCGCGGCTGCAATATTTCCTTTCCAGCCCATACTGATGGCGGTAGGAAAACTCCCTGCCGCACACCGGGCAGATCTTTGACCGTACTGTTTTCCAGTTTTCCGGTTTCGGATGAGTGTTGTTCCACCGAGACCGGCATTCCGGAGAACAGAACTTCCGGGGTCTGCCTTTATGGTTTGGTACGATTGCTGTGCCGCACTGAGGACAGAACGAAAACGCCATGTCCTGAATCATCTCAGCTGTGAAATCTTCCATCTGTCCTCACCTCGCTCATTTTTCGCCGTTTCTGCGGCGTTTTCTTGGAAAAATCTCAAAATACATACGAAAAGCGGCGAAGTGGAAATCGGCTCCGCCCCGCCAGGTTGGATTGTTGTTGCGGCGGCCGATTCTCGCTCGCCCCTGCTCCTCCCGGAACAAGCTAAAATGTGCGAAAGCTCCCTGTTTACGAGAGGTTTCACACACTTTGGTTCATTTCGGGGAAAAAAATGGCACCGGAATCGCAGCTCCGATGCCTGTACATTTTCCTGTTTCATTTTGCGCCGTTAATCCTCTGACCCCCGGCCTATGAATTTTGCGGATTTTCACACGAAAGCCTCCCCCGGTCTTCGTGTGACTTCACTGTAGAGAAGTGACCCCGGCCCCGGTGGGGTCAGTCAGTACGTGTAGGTCGGGTTGATATCCTCGGTCAGTGTCTTCCGGTCGTGGCATTCTTTGCAGAGGGCCTGCCAATTGTTCTGATTCCAGAAC